TCAGGAGAAAGTGAAATGCGAAATATCGAGACCCGTAATTTTAAAGCCGATGAGGACGCGCTGGCCGTCCTGCTGAGCAAGGCAAAAACCGAGCAGCGTTCTGATGATGCTCTGTCAGTTTCTATCCGCCTTGCCGCACTGGCAATTCATGCCCGCAAAAACGAAATGTCTGCGGCGGAAATCATCGAGCTGCTGGACAAAGAAGCAGAACGTTTTGAGCACCAGGCGCAGGAGCTGCACTGATGGCCGACTCAATGGATCTGGTACAGCAGCGCGTGCAGGAAGAGCTGGCGCGAAATCTGGCTAATGCTACTCACCGCCCGGCAGGGGCGAGTGAGTTTTTCTGCCTGTCGTGCGGCGAAGAAATCCCGGAGAAGCGCCGCCGCGCACTGCCGGGCGTTTCCCTCTGCGTAACCTGCAAAGAAGTCAGTGAGCTTAAAAGTGCGCATTACAAAGGTGCGGCATTATGAAAACCATCCTTAAATGGGCTGGCAGCAAGTCCGGCCTGATGTCTGAACTGATTAAGCACCTGCCCGCCGGTGATCGTCTGGTTGAGCCGTTTGCCGGTTCATGTGCGGTCATGATGAATACGGATTACCCGGCCTATCTGGTGGCGGATGTTAATCCCGATCTGATCAACCTCTATCGTCAGGTTAAAGAGCATACGCGCCCGTTTATTGTCGTGGCGTTATCGCTCTTTAATCAGAACAAAACGGAAGAGAGTTATTATCAGGTCCGCGAAGACTTTAACTTCAACGCGGCACTGCCACTGCTCGAACGCGCTGCGCAATTCCTCTACCTGAACCGCCACGGCTACCGTGGCCTTTGCCGTTATAACAAACGCGGTGAATTCAATAATCCCTACGGCAATTATAAAGAGCCATATTTCCCGCTGGCCGAAATCGAAGCGTTTGCCACGAAGGCTCAGCGCGCGACGTTTGAATGTCTGGGGTACAGCGAAACCCTGAACATGGTCCGTGCCGGTGATGTCGTTTACTGCGATCCGCCATATCACGGCACGTTTACCGCTTATCACACCGAAGGGTTCAGCGAAGATGATCAGCACTCGCTGGCCTGCATCCTGCTGGGTATCTCTGAGCGTAACCCGGTCATCGTTTCAAACAGCGACACAATGTTTACCCGCAGCATCTTCCGCGAATTTGACCTGACAAAAGTCACAGCTGCCCGCTCTGTTGGCGTGGCCGCCGGTGAAAGCAAGCGCGCATCCGAAATCATTGCGGTGCGTCGCCCGAAGTCGTCACTGGTCTGGATCGAATTTGATATGACGGCGGGAGATGATCACTCAGCTATAGCAAAGGTTCAGCCATGATTCACTTTCACGGCGGCCCTATCACTCCAGACACATGTGCACTAAAGGCGTGGAAAGGCAGACATGCATTTATCAGTTTCGCAAATCCTGATCAGTTGCCCCTTGCCAGTGAGATTTGTCAGAGCTTTGCACTGGATAATGGAGCGTACAGTTTCTGGACTAAAAAGCGTGTCGTTAACTGGCAGGATTACTATGCTTTCGTTGCTCGCTGGTTGAATCACCCACGTTTCTCTTTCGCTTGCATTCCCGACGTCATTGGCGGGACCAGCGAAGAAAATGATGCCCTTCTGGCTGAGTGGCCGCATGGGAAATTTGTAGGTTGTCCCGTTTGGCATATGTCTGAGTCTGATGATCGATTCATCAGGCTTTGCCACGAATATCCGCGCGTCGCCATAGGCAGTATGGGCGAGTACGACGCTAAGCGCCCGCGGGCCTGCCGTGCAAAGTTGCGCGATTTGATTAGTAATGTAGTCGATACAAATGGATATCCGATAAGCAAATTGCATGGCTTGAGGATGCTCAACAAAGATATTTTTATGCACGTTCCGCTGTCATCAGCTGACAGCACCAACGTCGCACGAAATATCGGTATTGATAAGGCCTGGAATGGCAGTGCTTACGCCCCGGCCAGCAAAGAAACCAGAGCCGCAGTGCTCGTTGAGCGTATCGAGTCCCTGAACAGTGCCAGTGCTCTTAACTACGACGCAGAGCGTGATGCCTTTGCGCCGCAACTGGCTTTTGAAATATGAATAAGTCTGCTGCACCAGTTGAGTGGGCTTATCAGTGGAATGCCCCAAAAAAAGCAATCAATCCACAGCTGGACCCGGCGGACGTTGCGCCGGTGTCCGCGCTTTCAAACCTGATCAGTCTTTATGCTGCAGATAACGAGCAGGAGCAGCTGCGCCGTGAGGCAATGAGTGATGAGGTTTGGGACCGCTACTTTTTCAACGAGTCCCGAGATCCTGTCCAGCGCGAAATTGTGCAGGATAGAATTGTCAGCCGTGCAAAGATGGCCCGCGAACAGCAGCAACACAATCCCGATCTGGTCATTGTGGCCGATGTAAGCGCCCAGCCTTCGCACATCAGTAAGCCTCTTATGGAGCGCATTAAGTTTTTCCACAATCTCGGCAGGCCACAGGCTTATTCCCGTTACCTGCGCGAAACCATCCGCCCCTGCCTTGAAAGGCTAGCCCGCGTGCGCGAAAGCCAGATTTCTGCTTCATTCCGTTTTATGGCCGGTCACGACGGGCTGGATGGCCTGCTGGCGTTGCCTGAAATGAACCAGAATCAGGTCAAGCGTTTATCAACGCTGGTCGCTGCGCACATGAGCATGTGTCTTGATAAAGCCAGCGGCCATCTGCTCGTCAGTGACGACGTGACACCAGAGCAAGTCCGCCAGGCATGGGAGCTTGTTGCTGCGGAAGCGATGCGCCTGGACGTAATCCCCCCGGCCTTTGAGCAGCTGCGCCGCAAAAAGCGCCGCCGCAAGCCCGTGCCCTATGATCTGATCCCACCCTCGCTGGCCCGTATGCTTTGCGCGGACTGGTGGTATCGCAAGCTGTGGCAGTTGCGCTGTGAATGGCGTGAAGAGCAGCTGCGCGCTGTCTGCCTGGTCAACAAAAAAGCGTCTCCATACGTCAGCTTTGAAGCGGTGATCCATAAGCGTGAGCAGCGCCGTAAGTCTCTGGAGTTCTTCCGTTCACATGAGATGGTCAGCGATCAAGGTGATACGCTGGATATGGAAGATGTGGTAAATGCCAGCAACAGTAATCCGGCACACCGCCGCAATGAAATGATGGCCTGCGTTAAAGGGCTGGAGCTTATCGCGGAAATGCGCGGCGACTGCGCCGTGTTTTACACCATCACCTGTCCGTCGCGCTTCCACGCCACCCTTAACAACGGCAGGCCCAATCCGAAGTGGACCACGGCCACGGTACGCCAGAGCAGTGATTATCTGGTGGATACCTTTGCCGCCTTCCGTAAGGCTATGCACAAAACCGGTATGCGCTGGTATGGCGTGCGGGTTGCTGAGCCACATCATGACGGCACCGTACACTGGCACCTGCTTTGCTTCATGCGCAAAAAAGAGCGCCGTTCAGTCACCGCGCTGCTGCGGAAATTCGCCATTCGCGAAGACCGTGAAGAGCTTGGCAACAATACCGGGCCGCGCTTTAAAGCTGAACTAATCAACCCTCGCAAAGGTTCACCGACCAGTTATATCGCTAAATACGTCAGTAAAAATATTGATGGCCGTGGCTTGTCTGATGAAATCAGTGCAGAAACAGGTAAATCACTGCGTGATAGCGCAGAGAACGTCGGGGCGTGGGCGTCACTTCATCGCGTTCAGCAGTTCCGCTTCTTTGGCATTCCGGGCCGTCAGGCTTACCGGGAACTGCGCCTGCTTGCCGGTCAGGCGCTGAGAAATCAGAGCGATAAAAAAGCAGGTGCGCCCGTGCTTGAAAACGCGCAGTTGGACGCCGTGCTGGCCGCAGCAGATGTGGGCTGCTTTGCCACCTACATCATGAAACAGGGCGGCGTACTGGTTCCACGTAAACATCACATCGTCAGAACTGCTTACGAGCTTAACGACGAACCAACCCCTTACGGCGATCACGGCACCCGCATTTATGGCATCTGGTCCCCGTTAGTGGCTGGCCGCATCTGCACGCACGCAACGAAGTGGAAAATGGTTCGTAAGGCCGTTGACGTTCAGGAGGCGACAGCCGACCAGGGCGCTTGCGCCCCTTGGACTCGTGGCAATAACTGTCCCCCTGATGAAAAACTGAACACTTTAGGGGGCAATCCGGTATCTGTTGAACCTATAGAACCGGGTGAAGCGCCTCTTTATGGTCCGGCAGATTTCGACAATATGACCAGAAAGCAACGCCGGGAACTGCTGGCGCGTCTTCGGGTAGTGAAACCGCGTCAGAAAAAGGGTTACAAGCAGCAAATTGATGACGATCAGCGGGCGCTTCTGGTAGCTGAGTTGCAGGTAAGAGGATTTACAGGTGAGGAAATGGAATTAAACCTGCTTCTGGCCGGTGGCAGTCTCAATTCAGGCGCGGGTATGAGAATTTTTTATCGGAACGGGCGGCTGCAGGAAGACGATAAGTGGCGTCAATGGATCTGAACTAATAAAGCTGGCATAAGCGAAGCTGCTAACAGCAGGTAGTAAACGCTTTATCCAATCAAAATAACAGCTTGGAATCACTGAAAATCGCAGTTTTCATTTTCAGATTAGGACCGATTGAAGGAAAAAACATTTCACATTTCGTAACGCATCTACTACTGTATGGT